GAATGTATCAGAAATCATCTGATTTACGGAAGCATCTAATAATCAGCATTTATATAGATTTTCTCCGCTTTTATTTTCCCTTCTTTTGCATACATTGGCTAATGGGCTATAACCGAAAGCCGTTTTTCTTTTTCGGTGGTTGGCTGCGCACCCCTTTTGCAGATTGAACTTGCCTGTTTCTTTCAGTCTGTTTCTGTAAGTATTCGTTCAAGTCCTTGCATCCGCTGTATGTCTGCGAAGCGTCACGGATGTATAAGTCCCTGCCGTATTCCTTATAGATTTGCTGCATGGCTTCCATTCCTGCACGGTCATTGTCAAAGAAACAGTGGATGCGCTCATAGCTTCCCAACGGATAGATTGCTTTGGAAACATTGGCTACTGAGTTCAACACCATATAATCTTGCCTGTCCAGTTCGGGATATTTCGGGCAATTCTCCAATCTCAAAGTAAGAAATGAAAGATAGTCCATAAATCCCTCAAACACATAACATGTTTCCCTCGCTGTTCCCGGCTGTTTGATATGAGAAATCTCTTTCGGTGCGATGCATCCCTTGAAATACTGGTTGCGGATTTCATACCCACCCGACACATTGGGAAAGGCGATGGCGAAATACCGTTTGCCATTATGGGTGAAGTGCGCTTCACTGCATTCTCTTTTCGCCATTGCAATGTTTATTCCCCTTTCCTGCAAATAAGCAAGCAGGGCAGGAGAAGAAAGCGGTACAATCTCCAGTTGTTGAAAACTTGGCTCGGAAGATGATTGCTTGCCAAAAGAAAAAGACACGGGGCGAATACGGGGTGTCTGTTCTTCGATTTTTTGCAAGAGGTAAGGCACATGGTCGGAACAATAAAGTTCCTGTGCCAGTGCGATGATATTCCCACCTTTGCCGAGTGCAAAATCATACCATTGGTTACGTTCTGTATTTACCTTGAACGATGCTTCCGTTTCTTCCCTTAGTGGTGACTTATACCACAGGTTTATGCCCTGTTGTTTGACGGGTGAAAATCCTAAACTGTGCAGATAATCCGCTATTTTGATTTGTTTCGCTGTCTGTATATCCATAAGACGATAGGTTTAATGATAGTTGAATTGGTTTATTTTCTCTTTTCGCCCGTACCTCTTTATGAAGTACGGTCTGTATAATCACTTCACTTTATTTTCGTATATATAGAGTACGGTAATAAAGTGAAGCGGTTTTGCCACATTTCGCAACCACTTCGCTTTATCCCTAATATATAGACCCCCGGAATAAAGTGAAGCGATTGCAAGGTGTGGGCTAATAGTGGAAGTCGGGCATGAACGTGTACTTTCTGCCGTTCTCCTGCACTATCATTCGTTTGTTCCGAAGCATGGTGATGAGCGATACCGCCTTTTTGTGGTTCAACTTTACCCCCACAGACACATAAGTCTTAATTAAGGTGTCCTCCAGTTCCTTGTAGCCATATTCCTCTTTCAGCCCGAAAACTGCTTCCAATGCGATGCGGTGCTGCTGTTCGGTGATATGCCTGTAAGGGTCGAACTTTTCCTCTTCCGGTCTTCCCGGTTTCTTGGTTTCGGGCTTGTAACCCTCCAACAGTTCAGGTATGGCATTGTCATTGATGCGAAATGAAAAAGGCTCGAAGTCCATTGCCCGTATGTGCATGGCTGAAACATTGCTTATATCTCCATTGCTCTTGTCCTTTTCCACAAGAAGGACAGTTTCAGCCTTGTTGTTCAGTTCCGTACCGATATGCCCCCTTGCGTTCTCATCGCCCTTGTTTTGGTGGAGTATCGTGTGGATATGTATCTGCCTGTCGTCCGTCCACTGCATCAGCTTTGATATGATGCGTGTCGATTCACCGGGGCTGTTGATGTCATATACCATGTCACGGATGCCGTCTATGATTACAAGCCCTATGTCAGGCGTATTGTAAATAGCCTGCTCTACAATCCTGATACGCTGTTCGGGCGTGTATTTCCTCAAAGCAAGAAATTCCAGATGCTCATTGTCCCTGTCATCTGGAAGCCCAGCCATCCGTAAAATACGTTTCATGACTTTCAGACAATGATAAGGACTTTGTTCCGTGTCCACATACAGGATTTTCCGTTTCTCTTCGGGTAGTTCCGCCACATATCTTAGCACTGTACCATTCTTCAATGCTGCCGCCACGATAGCCGACACATTGAAAGTCTTTTTGCTTTTGGCTTTGCCGATTGATGCACTGAAATTACCCAGTGTACCAATGACCGAACCTTGCACTTTTAGAATCTCAGGTGCTTTCTCATAGATTTTCGACAGGCTCAGGCGTGAGGCTTGCCAAAGGATTACGGCTTCTTCCGCCGATATTTCTTTTATATCTTTCATATAATCCATAAGTACACCTCCCGTTATTTTCGTCCTCCGGTTTTCTTTCCAGCCAGTTCAAGGGCAAGTTCCGCATCCACGATAATCTTGCGCCCTATTTGCGTAATGGCTTTGTCTATCTTTCCGCTTTTCTTTATACGGTTGGCGGTAGGCAGACTGCACCCGAACAATTTGGCAATGCCAAGTATTCCGTACACATACTTTCTTTCTGTGTCCGTAACGGGCTGTGGCTGCGCTTCCGTTTGGTTGGAAGCGTACTTGCTTAGAAATATGAACTCTTCGCCTGTCATCTGCCAGACGGGTTTTAATAATAACTCTTGAAGATTTGTCATCGTCCAATCTATTTAGTCGTTAAACAATCAGCCCTGCGCACTGGCTGTTATTTCTGTTCTCGAACGATGCAAAATTAGGTATGGCTGTAAGTGGTAAGGATGTGGATAATACAAATGGGATACTGCGCTATCTCATTAAATATCAGACAATAAAAATACCACTCAAAAATTAATTTGAGTGGTAAAAGTGGTAATTTCGTAGAATGTCAGGTTATATCACGAATTATCCGAATATGCTTTCCATTTCCTTTGCGAATTTCTGGTTGCTGTCACTCGGAAAATCGGAAACAGGTTCTTTGTATTTCGACCTGTAATAGCTCTCGTCAATATCCAACAATTTTAATATTTGGCTTCTCCATTCATCCCTGTATTGCTTGGATAGTTTCTCGCTCATCAGGAATATCAGGTAACACACCCGTATCTTTTCCCTTGCCTTGATTTTTAGTTTATTCTTGCAGGGGTACAGGTTTATATTGGCATAGAAATCCGCTATGGTAATGGCTTCGAACTGTTCCCCGACACAGGTTTCATGAATGGGCGAAAGCTGCTTCATGTCAAAATATTCATGTTGTCCCTCCGGGCTATTCTGTACTTCTTCTTGTTCGTTTTGCTTGACTGGTTCATCCTGCTGTTTTTCTTCCCTATCATTAGGAAGGTACTTTTTTAGGACTTCCATAAAAAGAAGACTTAGGCGGTAAACATTGCCGGAAAGGTTTTCTATATATTGAAAAGCCTCTTTCCTGTCTTGCTTTTGCAGTTCATAAAGTTTATCCAATTCTTTCTTTTCCTTGTCGTATTCAGCCTTGCAGCGTTCATATTCCTTTTCTGCCTGTATTTCTTCTTCGTCCGTATGCTCCCGAAAACCAATGAAATCATATCTGTGGTATGCGTCATTCAAAGGCTCGTGCAACTTGGTGGTAATCTCCAACTGGTCTTTAATTGCAGAATTATGCCTGTCTGCGTAGTGAAAACACACACGCTTTATGACGTCATCATTCAGCGGTTTTGTTTCATAAGCCCGTATATTTTTTTCTATTTCGATTTTCAGACTATTGAGAATCAATGTGTATTGTTCTTTCTGCTTGTCAAGTACCAGTTCAAGGATAGCGGCTTCAAAAGCCTTTGTATCATTGTGCTGCCTGTAAAAGTCGGTGATGAATTTCTGCTTGTCAAAAGAAAAAGCATAATTGGTTACCCAATCATTATATATTCTATTGAGTTCTCCATATTGGGGAATCAGTTTGTTTATTTCTCCTGCCATAGACTTCAATTTTGGGGATTATTGTCCTTGTCAAGGAAAGATGCCAGTTCTTCTTCCACCTCTTCCACACTTGGCAAAGCTGATTTCAAGTTTTCGGGTATAGCCTTGCTCAGTTGATAATCGCTGATGCCTATCGGTTGGTCGTAGCCTGTCAATGCGTATTGTGCTACCACCTCATCTTTTCCTTTGCACAGCAACAGCCCGATAGTCTTGTTGTCATTTTTTCCCCTCAGTTTGTCATCCACCACATTGATGTAGAAATTCAGTTGCCCTGCATACTCCGGTTTGAATGGAGTAGCTTTCAGTTCTACAACAATGTATGCGTGTAGCGGAATAGAATATAGAATCAAGTCGGCAAAGAAATCACTGTTACCTATTTGAAAATGCTTCTGCCGGGCGACAAAGGCAAAACCATTGCCCATTTCCAACAAATAACGGGTAACGTGCTTTACCAGCTGCTCTTCTATGTCCCTTTCGTCTGCCTTTTCTTTCGCTCCAGCCAAATCGAAGATGTACGGGTCTTTCAATAGGTAATTGGCAAGGTCGCTTTGTGGTGCTGGAAGTGTGGCTGTGAAATTGTTTACCTTGTTGTTGTTGATTTGTCTGTTATATAGGTTGTTTTCAATTTGCATTTTCAGCACATTGCTACTCCAGCCCATTTCTACAGCCTGTTTCATATACCAATATCCTATGCCTAACGGTAACGAACCGTTAAGTATGACCATTTGGCTTGCCCAGTTTATTTTGGCAACAGGGGATTTCAGGAAAACTTTTTCTATTTCCCTAATCTCCATCCTGTAAATGGCAGAAACTGTTTTCTCCACATCCTGAATTTGCGCAGGAACTTCCTGCGTAATTTCTAAAGATTGACAATCAGCGGATTGTATTTGCGCAGTAAGTTCCTGCGTAAATTGTCCGTTGTTCAGTTTCAATACTTCATCTGTAACATTCTGTATGCTTGGAACAGACAGCCTTGTGTCTGTATCAATGAAACTTCGTAGCACGTTCAACGGATATGACCGTGCAAATTGGCACATATAAGTAAGGTTACGCTCCGAATAACCTTTCTTTTCGGGGTAATTGAACCGGATAGCCTTTGCCAGTTGCTTGATGATTTTGCTTCCCCAGCCTTGCAAGTTCTGATGATACAGGATATAGTTGCCCATTTTCCAGTAATGGAACAGCATTTGCGCATTGGCTGCGGCAATCAGCCGGACTTGCGCCTGTTCTATTTCCGAACCGACGGCATGAACAAATGCGTCAAAGTCCGTTCTTCCTATATGATATTCTCTGTTATTTTCCATTCTAATGTTTATTGTTGTCGCAAATATAATTCAAATAGCTGATAATCTATGAAACTGATTGATACTTTTATAGTTGGTTAAACTTGTTCATGGCATTTGCCTTAATATCATCCGCTATGTCAATATAGGGTTTCATGGCTTTATAGTCACTGTGCCCCGTCCATTTCATCACGACTTGTGCCGGAATACCGAGAGCCAGCGCATTACAGATGAATGTTCTTCTTCCTGCATGGGTGGTTAATAATGCGTATTTCGGGGTGACTTCATCTATACGTTCATTTCCTTTATAATATGTTTCCCGTACAGGCTCGTTGATTTCAGCCAGTTCCCCCAGTTCTTTCAGATAATCATTCATCTTCTGATTGCTGATAACAGGCAGTGCCATGTGGTTTTCAAAATGGACTTCCTTGTATTTTTCGAGTATGGTTTTACTGTGGTCGTTCAGTTCAATTATCAGGCTGTCTGCCGTTTTGACTGTGGTAACTTCGATGTGGTCGGGTTTCACATCGCTTCTTTTCAGATTACGAACATCTGAATATCGCAGGCTTGTGAAGCAACAGAACAGAAAAACATCCCTGACACGTTCCAGATATTGTTTGTCTTTCGGTATCCGATAATCTTTCAGCCTGTTCAATTCGTCCCAAGTCAGGAATATCACCTTTTTAGAGGTGGTTTTCAATTTGGGCTTGAAAGTGTCGTATGCAATATTCTGATGATGCCCTTTCTTGAAGCTCCAGCGCAGAAACCATTTGAGGAATCCCATCTGTTTGCCGATGGTGCTGTTCCTCATATCCTTTTTGTCACGCAGGAAATTTACATACTCGTTCAAGCCGAACTCGTTGAAGTATTCAAAGGTTACATCTTCCTTGAACTCTTTGAGGTGGTTTTTCACTGCTGAGAATTTCTCGTAGGTGGATGCCGTCCAGTTATTCTGATTGCCACACTCCTTTACAAACTCATCGAATACTTCCCAAAAACTTATTTGTGTTTCTTCCTGCTGCTCTTCGCTGGTGTCTTTCATCCGCAGGTTGAACGCATCCTTTAGCTGTTGGGTGGTCGGTATGGTTTCCTGTACCTCAAACTCCTTGAACACGTTTTGAATCTCGGCATAATATTTCAGCAAGTCCGCATTGATTTCGGATGCGCTTTGTTTTAGTTTGTTGGTGCATCCGTTCTTTACCCGTTGTTTGTCGGCATCCCATTTGGCTACGTCAATCCGGTAGCCTGTTGTAAACTCGATGCGTTGGCTTGCGTATATGACACGCATACGGATGGGTACGTTCTCTACGATTGGCACACCGTTCTTTTTCCGGCTTTCCAATGCAAAAATGATGTTACGTTTGATATTCATAATTGGGTGCGTTTGAAATTCTACACCCAAATATACACCCAATATTTGGAATAGCAAAAGATATTCAGAAAGATTTAGATTTACTCTGCGCTTTAGATAGTATATGATTATCAGTGATTTGCAATTTTATGATATTTCTTGAAAGCATAGGTTCGAGAGCCTGTCTCTCCGCTGAACTTACTGGACAGAAATGGTCAGTAAACGGACAAAAAGCTACAAATCAACGATTTGTGGCTTTTTTTATTGCCCGAAAGTCCAGCTTCCAAGACTTCAAAAGTACGGTAAAAGACAAAGTTTCGTTACTAAATCGTTACCTATTCCCTGCCGGACAAAAACGGTAACGATTTGTCCTCAAATGACCTGATAATGACTTGATTAGTCCATAGTCTGCATAACTCGAAAACGAGAGGTAAAAATTAATTTTGCAACTAAAAAAGTGAGTTATGAAATCGACATTCAAGGTTCTTTTTTATTTGAAGAAAGGTTCTGAAAAGAAAAACGGCGAGGTTATGATTATGGCACGCATCACCATAGACGGCAAACTTTGCCAGTTCAGTACGAAACAAAGCATCCAGCCCGACAATTGGAACACGGTTGCGGGCAAAGCCAAAGGCAGGGATGCCGGAAGAATAAACGCCCTTTTGGACGACATACGTTCTTCCTTGAATACCATTTACCACGAAATGCAGCGGCGTGACAACTACGTGACCGCCGAGAAAGTGAAAAACGAGTTTTTAGGTCATAGCGAGAGCCACGAAACAATCCTTACCCTGTTCCAAAAGCACAATGACGATGTGAAGCAGCTTGTAGGCATATCCAAGACGATAGCGACCTACCGCAAGTATGAAGTGACCCGCCGTCACCTTGCCGAGTTCATCCGCAGCAAGTACAACGTATCGGACATATCCATAAAGGAGATTACCCCGATGTTCATTACCGATTTTGAGTTGTATTTGCGTACAGCCTGCAAGTGTGGCTACAACACCACCGCCAAGTTCATGCAGTTCTTCAAGCGCATCATCATCATTGCCCGCAACAACGGCATACTGGTGGGCGACCCGTTCGCCAGCTACAAAATCCGGCTGGAGAAAGTGGACAGGGGGTATCTGACAGAGGACGAGATAAAAATCATCCTTAAAAAGAAAATGGTTTCCGAGCGGCTGGAACACGTCAGGGACTTGTTCATCTTTGCCTGCTTCACCGGGCTTGCCTATATAGATGTAGCCGGGCTTACGCAAGATAATATATGCAAATCCTTTGACGGCAACCTTTGGATAATGACAAAGCGGCAAAAGACGAATACGGACGTTAATGTTCCCCTGCTGGATATTCCCAAGATGATTTTGAAGAAGTACAAGGGCAAGTTACCGAACGGCAAGATACTTCCCGTAATCAGCAATCAGAAACTAAACGCGTACCTGAAAGAGATTGCCGATGTATGCGGTATTAAAAAGAACCTGACATTTCACCTTGCACGTCACACGTTCGCAACGACTACCACGTTGTCAAAGGGCGTACCTATTGAAACGGTGTCCAAGATGCTGGGACACACCAATATCGAAACGACCCAAATTTACGCCCGCATCACCAACAGCAAAATAGGCAGCGATATGCAAGGGCTTGACAAGAAGTTTGTCGGCATCGAGAAGATTTACAAGGAAGTCGCCATGTAAATTTTCAGTTACCTATATACCGTTGGTAACAAAACAGGTAACGATTTTGGTAACGAAATACCACCTAATAAGCTATATCCTAGTATTTTACATTCTTTCACCTTGCGGGCAGTCCACCGACTACCCGCATTTTTTATTCCCTTTTCCACTGGCACATTCCACGAAACGCCAGCCGTGCGTGGCATGGCTGACTGTATTTCGTGAAAAGAGCCGTTGGAAATCCGCACAAGGGTACCGCAAGATGAACTTGCCGTACCCTTGCCTTTCCCGCCCGCATGGAGTGTTCCCTAAAGGATGAAAGGGAACAAGCACTTTTCCCCTGTTTCCCTATCTGTAAATCTTCCTCATTATGCAGTCCCCCAGCCGGAACAGCCGTTTTTATCATTTCAATAGGCAAAGGTAGCTACGGGGGCTTTTGGCTCTGCAAATTGGGTTTCATCGAAAAAAATTGTTCCAGCTTCCCGTTGGTCGGAAAAAATTTTTGTCGGAAAAATTTGCATAGCAAGACCCCTTCACAAACCAGCCTATGTGAAACGAAAACGACCGACCCGACCGGAAGACGCATAAAAAAAAAGTCGGATTTACGGGAAGCAGGAAAAAAGTTCAGTGAAACTTCAACTCCCTCACCTCTCAAATCCGCATAAAATTAAAAACTTAAAAAATTACAGCAATATGGAAGCAAAGGTATTATCGGAAGCAAAAGTTTATGTAGGCACTTACGCCAAGTATAACAACGGTTCATTGTCCGGCGCATGGCTCGACCTTTCGGACTATTCGGACAAGGAGGAATTTTACGAAGCCTGCCGGGAACTTCACAAGGACGAGGAAGATGCGGAATATATGTTTCAGGATTACGAGAATATCCCGGAAGCCTTGATTTCCGAAAGCTGGATTTCTGAAAACTTCTTTTCCCTGCGTGATGCGGTGGAGGATTTGAGCGACACCGAGCAGGAAGCCTTTTTCGTGTGGTGCAACTACAAAAGCCATGATTTGAGCGAGGAAGATGCGGACGACCTTGTACGTGATTTCCGGGACGAGTATCAGGGGGAATATGACGATGAAGAAGATTTCGCCTATGAAATCATAGAAGAATGCTACAACCTGCCGGAGTTCGCAAAGACCTATTTCGATTATGAAAAGTTCGCCCGTGACCTGTTTATGTGCGATTACTGGTTTGATGACGGTTTTGTGTTCCGTGCGGCATAACCAAATACCAATCCGGGCGGGGTGTCAAAGCCCTGCCCGCTAAAAACAACCAAGCGATGAAACGGAAAAGCATTTATAAAATCCTTTGGCGGGCGTTCCTGTGCTGCCTTGCATGGCGGTTCACCAGCGTAGCCGGAGCAGACACGGCGATAACGGCGTATATCGTATTTTGTGCCGCCTGTTTCCTGCTCCGTGTCTGCCTTTCAGCCCTTTATGCGCTGGGCGTGGCTCTGCTTTTCCTGTCGTTGCTTTTCTTACTGATATTATAACCATAAAAAAAATAGAACATCATGCAGTCACTTAACAAAAACGGGGTAAGCATTACCCAAACACCGGGAGAAGAAAAGTTCGTGAAATGCTGTTTAGGGGCTTTCAGGGGACAGATTTATTTTCAATATGACTACCGCCACACGGACGGCGAACTTTTCAGCACGGTAGCCAAAACGCTGGACGAGTGCCGCCGCAGGCGTGACGGGTGGATAGCGAAGAAGAATGGAGTAATAAATAAGTAAATTTTAGGGACATGAAAACGACAGAAGTAAACAAGGAGCTTATCGGCAGGCGTTGCGAGTGCATTTTTACGGGCTTAATGGTAACGGGGGTTATTGAGGGCATCCAAGACGACCCGCATTCCACAGCGGTCAAAGTCCGTTTCGACCACCCGCACCAGTGGGGCGATGATTTGTATAATGATGTGTGGGCGTGGGGGCGCAAAACTGACGAGTTCGGCACGCTGCACCATTTGCAACTGTTAGAGGATAAACCGGACTTTCAGATAATGACGGTAGTTTTCGGCGAGCCAATCAGCCAAATAGACCGCAGTGTTTTTGAAGATGTTGCAACGTGGGGTGTCTGTTCCCTGCAAGGCTGGGTAAATAGCTACGAGAGTGTCCGGTTTGTAGCCATAAACGACCATACGGCAATCATTACGGGCGAATACAACATGGAACAGGTAAAGGTGTGGTTAGAGAAATACACGTCCATAAAGAGCCTTAAAACCAGTTGATAGAGAACGGCGGCTGTTTGCCGCCGCCACTTTCTTTCGTGAGTGCCGGGAAATAAAGTGGCAAAGAAACCCGCCCTGTTCCCTAACATGAAAAGTCCACCCGCCGAACTGTCAGCGGGTGGACTGCCATAACATACGCCTTGCGTATCATTCCCTATTTGGTGTTCCCTGTCTATCGTTGCTTTTCACGTATATATGCAACCGATAAGGAAATAAAGCTTATAAATCTTCATGTTGGAAGAATTTTACACCAAGTATGCACACGGTTTCTTCTTCCTCGATGTCGTATTTCCATGTTCGTTTATAGACAAGCATTTCCGTGTCGCAGTCGAACCATTCCATTACAGGCGCATCATCTTCTTCGTCCGCCCATTTGAAAACCTGATTGGACGGCGTTTTCCACAATTCAGCCCTGTCACGTGCGGAAATGCAGTCCTTATCCACGATAATGATGTCACCTACTGCCGGAACTGTATCTGTTTCCAACGTGGTTTCTATGTACCACGAGATACCTTTTATATCCAATTCTATTTTTACCATGTCATTTTATTGTTTAGGGGTCGTTATTGTTTCCGTTTCTTCCTTGCCGTTGTCATTATTGAACGATAGCGAAAGTTGCTGCACCTGTCCAAAGCTGTCAATTACATAAATGTCTATCGTCTGCTGGTCTGTCGATGCCGAGGTGTAGTAGAGCCTGAACGTTTCTTTCTCCAGCGGGTATAGGTCATTGGGCAGGAACACCGTGCCGTTATCCATTTCTAATTTCCCTTTGCCGTCCGGCTGGAAGTACCTGATTTGATAGGTAGTCGGCTGGTAATAGCCGCCACGCACCAGTCGGCAGCGTATTTCGGCGGTTTCCCCGACTTTCAGCCTTTTGGGTACTGGCAGCGTTTCGATGCTGAACGGGTACGCCTGCTGAATATCCAAATTGTCATTACAGGCGGTGACAAGCACAAGGGCGGCCACGATGTAGCAACCCATGATGATTTTATACATTACATTCTTCATATACATTATTATATAGCGGTCAGTTGATAATGAATTTCAGTCCCAAAGATACCTGCGTGTGGAACTTGCCTATGTCCGAGCTGAACAACGCCCGTTCCCTTGCGTTGGCGAGCAAGGCTATCCGGTCTGTCAGGTAGGCTTCCAGTTCCAGCGTCAGCGCACCCCCGTAAATGAAGCAGTCCTTATCCAGCAAGGTAGAGCCGTCCGGCAGCAGCTTTTCGCTTTGGTTGCTGGTTTCATACCCGGCGAGTGCCGACAGTCCCAGCGAGAGAAAAAAGGTCTTTCGCCTGTCCGAAAGGAATTTCAGGTAATAGCCGCCCTCTGCGGTGAACTGTTCGACTGGTATTCTCATATCCTTGTAGTCATACTTCTTGTGCAGGTATTCCCCGCCAATCACCCAGCGGTTGGCGTTCTTGGTGTAAACGCTGTACGCCGCCCCGATATGGTAGGCAAAATCCGTGTTGTCGTTCCAATGCACCCCGTCCGCCATGCCAGCCGTGACCTGCAAGCCTTTCATGCCCGGCAGGTATCTTTGTGCGTGTGCCTGAAACGAGGTCAGGCACAGCGCAAAGAGCATCATTATAAAGATGTGTTTCTTCATTCCCTACTTGATTTTTAGTTCGTTAATCACTTCTGCGTTCACGATGTCGGCGTTCTCCACCCGGATAACCTGATGCCGCCCGCCGTTCTTCTCGTAGAATTCCACCAACAGCAGCTTGTCGTCAGGAATGGTGAACTTCGGCAGGGCGTACACCGTGCGCACGGTCGATTTCCCGGCAATCTCTATCACCTCGTTGTAGCTGCGTACCGCATCCAGCACCGTTTCCTGAATAGCCGTGCGCTTGGGTACTTTCTTATCGACTATCTTAAACTTGATGAAGTCGGTATCGAAAGGCACGTTGGAACTGTTCTTTGTCTGCGTATGCACGTAGAGCATCCCGTTATAAGTGTAAATCCCCTTGATTAAGAACTGTATGCCGAAACGCTTGCTACCCAAGTGGCGCACTTTCCGGTCGTTGTTCTTGTAGATGCTCCGCATTATCAGTTTCACCAGCAGCGGGCTTTCATTACCCAGTTCCCGGAAATAGATGTTCATGCGGGTATGCGAAAAGTCGCTGGTGTCCTCGTTCTCCAAGAAGTCTTTCATTTCGATGTTGAGCATTTCCGGTTCACGGGCGTACTTGGCGTTGAATGAAAAGAAACTCCCGTCCTCGCAGATAACGGAGAAGTTCGTTTCGCCCGGAAAACCCTCTGTCGTGGCTTTCACACGTATTACGTTCTCCGCACCGTCCGCCTTGCCTGCTATGATGTGGTTGCTTCCCAAATCGACATAGCGGACGGCGGCGGGGAAGATGATATGCACCGTCTTGGCAAAGGTCACTTCCACGCCATAGGGTGTAACCATTTGGCGGTACGGGAGTTTCCGGGTAATACCCCGGTACAAGTTGTTGCCAGCCGCATACTTTACGGTGTCAGTGGTTTGTGCGTTTGCCGCACAAACGCCCAGCAAGAGGGCGAACATTACAAAAATCTGTTTCATCGTTAATTGAAATTTTAGTGGTTAAAAATTATTGTTGTTTGGCGTAAAGCATGACTTTATAGCCTGCTTTCAGTTTCACTTTCACGGTTCGGAACTTCTTGGCGAGGTAGCCGGACGTTCCTTGCAGCAAGCCCCTTGTCACGTCCATAGCCACCTGCTGCCCGGCACTCCGTGCAAAGGAAATGCTTGTACCCAGCCCGCTGCCGATATTCGCCATTGCTTCATTGAACGCTTCCTGCTCCATAGAGGACGGCACAGATAATCCCTTTTGTCCGTCCGTGTCGAACACTGCGAGTTCCACCGGGATGATGTTGCCCGCATACTCAATCGAGGACACCAGTATGTCGAGCCGTTCGCCCTGCACCTTTGCCGTCCCCGCCACAAGGGTATTCTTCGGCACGACTATGTTTCCCGCCTGCATGGGTTCAAGCAGCCGTAGTTTCACCGCCTGCCCGTCCGTCAGCGTTTGGTCTTGGTGGATGCAGGCGGCTACCGTGTTCCTGCCCATAGCGTAGCCCGTGCCTACCGCCGTGTTGAAGCCGTAGTTTCGTGGCTGGCTGTAAGCCCGGATGAAGTCGGCATCGCTCATGGGCTGCCGCAATCCCGAAACGGTCGTTTCCCGGATTGCCTGCACCGCCACTGCATCCGGCTTGCGGTCAATGCCGCCCGTTACCGGGACTTGTGCGACTTGTCCCTGCCCGCCGTTCATGTACTTTGCCGCCAGCTCGTAGGATTTTTCCAAGAGTGCCATTTGGTCGTCAGCGGTGGGTGTGGCGTTCTGCTGTTGTTGCAGTCTGTCGGTCAGTTCCGCCACCTGTCGCTTCAAGTCCTCTTTTTCCTCGTCCACAGGGGGCGTTTCGTAGAACGTGCTTAACTGGCGGTTGATGTCCCGGTAAGCGTTTGCCGAATAGGAAGCACCGCCGCCCCTTTGTGGCTTCGGATCTTCTTCCGGCATCAGGTCGATTTCCGCTTGCGGTTCTTCCGTTTCATCGTCCCCCATGAAACCGAAGTCCTGTAAGGATTGTATCTTGTCCTGTTGTTTGCGGTTCAGCATCGCCTGCTCGTAAGCCTTTTGCTTGTCGGCTATAATCCCGTCCTCTGCGGGCAGGGGTATGTCGGCATTGAAGCCGCCCACGCTCTCTACATTCACGTCCTCTTTGCCGGAGGGGGCGAATATCAGGTACATGCACCCGGCAAAGGCAAGGAACATCAGCGGGAAGACTATCATCTTCCTACGCTGCTGCACCTGCTGTGGGGTAAGTTCCCGTTTGGGCTTCTTTTCCTTTTCAGGTTTCCCGTCCGCCTGCGGTACGGTCGTGCCGCTCTCATTCTTCTGTACTTCTTCCATATTCCGGTCTGTTTAAGGGGTTGATACTGTTGATTGTGTCATTGCCTTGCAATGGCAGTTGTTTGATATGTTCTATTTGCAGCCGCCTGCCGTCCCGTTTCCCGATATTGTAGATTGATGAAACGGTGATGTAGATAGACAAGCCGCCGAAAAATAGGAACATCACGAGGATAACCGCCAGCCTTTTGCCCGGCGTAATCCGTCCGCACATTCGGCGCAGGCGGTCGTCCGCCCAGTCCTGCACCTTTTCGATGTAATTTCGTTTTCTCTCCATAAGGCTATCTCTTGACGGTTTGCAAATCCTTGTTCTCGGTAATGGTGAACGCTTCGATGATGAAGCCGTGCGGGTTGTTGTCGCTCCGTGTGGCGTTGAGCAGGCGGCACGAGGTCACAAGGCTGCGCACCGTCAGGCTGCTTTCCCGGACAATCAACTGGCGGGCATACGTGTTCACCTTGTAGGGGTACTGGTCGAAGTCGCACTTCACGCTGTCAATCTCCACCGTCTGCGTGACGTTTCCGGAAATCACCCGGTTGTAGTAGCCCTTTTCCGCCAAGTCCTTGTAATAGTTGAAAGCGGTCTTGTCGGCGAGGAACAGCGAACGTTTGATGTTGCTTTCGATAGCCCCCTTGTCGGGCGAGAGCGTGAAGAAAAGCTCGTGGAAACGCCGCACGTGCGACTTGGCTTCCACGGGTCTGTTCTGCGCCATGTCCTGCGAGAGTGCCAGCATCAGGCTTTTGCCGTTGTCGAGGACGTATATCTTCTGCCGCTGCTTTTCGGCGAAGCTGTACGAGTTCCACACGGCAAAGCCCGTCACCAGTGCGCACAGGCAGATGAATACCAGTGCAAAGAGCCGGATTTGCCGGAAACTCGTTTCGATGTTCGTTAATGATTTAAATTCCATTTTTCTGTATGTTCTAATAATGTTTCTAAAATCTTTCTATTGCAGCCCCTTTGTCAAGGCAGCTACCAAGAGGTTGTCAAAGTAGCTACCGAGTGACGGTCAAGGTAGCTACCGAGTGGAAACCGTCTTATTTGAGTAGTTTCCCGGTTACTTTCCCGCTTGCCGCACCGACCGCAGCCCCGGCGATTGACCCCGCCCGTGCCACGTTGCGGTTATAGGCAGACGTGCCGCCAGCCGACACAATCCAGCTTGCCACCGTTGGAATGGTGAAGTAGCCCACGATACCGATTATCATAAAGATTACATACACGGTGCTGCTCCCGTCAGGAATGAAATTCGGGTCTGAAAGTTCCTGAATGTCCTTTTGGAGCATCAGCGTTTGTATGCGTGCCAGCACGCTGCTGAACAAGTCAGACACGGGCAACCACAGGTAAATGGAGATATAGCGTGAAATCCACTGGGTCAGCGTGCTTTGGAAACCGTCATAGACGGAAATCGCAAACGCCAGCGGACCCAGTATCGAAAGCACAATCAGGAAGAACGTGCGCAGCGTGTCTATAATCAGCCCCGCCGCCTGAAAGAGCATTTCCAGCAACTCCCTGAACCAGTC